TCGGTAATAGTTTGAACTTCATCTTCCAAATCTCGGATTTGTCGTTGATTGTGGCCAATCCTAGTATTGTTTTGAGAAATGTCATTGTTGAGTTTAGAAATCTCCTTTGATAGTTGGTTAAACTGACGTTCTCGTTCTTGTTCTAATTTAATGGTCTCTTCCAGATCATTATAACCCTTCTTGAGATCCTTTGCCTTATTTTGAACGTCAGCAATTCTATTTACACGAAACTCTTCTTCTATATCTTGTGTACATGTAGGACAGACCGTATTATCTGTAAAAAACTTATGTTCCTTAGTAATTGTTGCTACTTTTTGAGTAATTTTACCCTTAAGATTATTAAGTTTCACTAACTTCTTACCAGCACCAGTAACATCCTCCTGTTCCTTTAAAAGGTCTTCTACATTAGATTCTAATAACTCATTATGCTCTAAATGAGTATCTGCTTCAATCCCCAATACTTTAATTTTATCCTTTTTAGATTTAATATCTTCCTTACTCCTACTCTCAATCTCTTTAATAAATTTTAATTGCATTTCAGACTTATCTTTAAGAGTATCTTTCTTCAAATCCAATGATCTAATTTGATCTCTCTTAAGACGCAAATGTTCTTTAATAAGACTATTCATAGCAGAAAAGATACGAATATCTAAAAGATCTTCAATTACATCCCTCCTATTAGCACCTGTCAATTGCATAAAAGGTACAAAACTACTACTACCTAGAATAACAATCTGTGTGAAAGACTTATAATTTACTTTAAGAATATTTTCTTCTAATAATTTCTGATTTATTCTATCATCAGATTCCTTATGTAAAGGATTGCCATTAACTTCAATATCAAATATATTTGGTTTTATACCTCTTCGTATAAGATAATCCCTACTATTAATAGAAAATTCAATCTCAACACAACAATCTCTTTCATTTGTTGTATTGATTAATTGTGATTTATTAATCTTACGAAATGGTTTATTAAACAAAGCAAAGGTTAATGCATCCAACATAGTGGATTTCCCTGCTCCATTTGTCCCAACAATTAAGTTTGTATTATTCTCTCTAAAGTCAATATTAGTCCACTGATTACCAGTAGACAAAAAGTTCTTCCACTTAATCGTCTTGAAAGTTATCATACTTTGGGGGAATTACGATATCGTCTGGAGTAATCACCGCGTATTTGTAATTATACACCAAACAAGTCTTTATGGCAAGATCAGCCTCAACTTCTACAACATCCATAGGTCTGGAATAATGATCATTATCAAGAAGCATCATTGCATATCTTTCAGCATCCTCCTCTTCTTCAAACATAAACAAAACCTTTTCACCATGAGCATCGGCAACGGCATATGCTCCGTCATCCTTTCGTTCTTTAAGTGTGAGTAGATACATTACTCTACCTCGCAGGCTTGCCTATATAAATCCTCAAATATTCCTTTAATGGTACCTTTATCTAAATCACATTCAGATTCTTCAATATAACGATTTAAGATCGATAAAGTATTCTCTTCTTCATCAACTTCAAAATCTTCATTGTCTTGAATATCATGATTTTCAATAATCTTTAAATCTTGAACTCCAACTGAATAAAGTTTATCAATGAATCTTTCAAAATCTTTTGGTTTAGATTTCTTACGAACAATAAGTTTTACAATCTTATTTTTGTAAGTAGTTGCATTAAAGAGTTTATAATTAGTGTCCTCATAATAGATGTTATAAAATAATTTATAAGGATTATCAATTGAAGTATGAGTGAGGGTCTCCGTATCAAAAATAGTAAATCCTCTAGGATCATTCACATCATTCCAGAACATTTCATAAGGATTTCCTAGATAAAATATTTTCCCATCATTAGATCTAGTATGAAAATGCCCAGAATAAACTTTTTCAAATTTATTAAAGGTACCAACATCCATACCAGTTTCCATCATATAACCACGAGTAGCCTTGAATCCATTTACTTCAAGGTGTCCCATCGTAACCTTTGCCTTGGTTTTTTGAATTAATTCTAAAGACTCTTGATAATTCTCAGTATTAATCCAAGGAAGAAGCAAGACTTTCAACCTACCAAGTTTAATCTCAGTTGCTTTAGAATAAAGTTTTATATTAGAATAATCTTGTAATAATAATTCAGGAGAATTTACATAATTAGTATTCTTATAATAACAATCATGGTTACCTGTAATAGCATGTACCTTATATTTTTTCAAAGGATCAAATACTACCCTCTTAGACCATTCTAAACTTTGTAGATCAATAGACTTACGACTATCAAATATATCACCCATATGGACGACAGTATCTATTTTATGCTCCTCTAAAGATGGAAAAAATATATCTTTATAGAATAACTCAAAATAATCATGTAAATGTTTAGAACCCTTTCTAGCACCATAATGGGTATCTGTTATAATAGCAATCTTCATCTATTTGTCTTATAGACAACATTATCTTTAATAGTATTATAATCAGAACTAGCACCTGCTAAAGCAGTATCATCAACCATCATAACTTCATCAAATCCTGTTCTTTCAATAATCTTTGTTTTAATATCCAATTGCTTTTTCTCTTTTTGAATCCGTCTCAAAAAAGCATAATGAATAATTTGAGTAAAATAAGCAAACGGGTTTCTAGACTTCGCTGGATCGAAGTTATGAATGTATTGTACACAATTTTCAATACCATCAGATATCATATCATCCCTAAACATATAATTCACAAAATTAGGTTTGTATGATAAATGCGTAGCAATCTTCAAAAAACAAGAACCAAGATAATTGGTAATACGTGGTTTTGGAAGATCATTCTCTTTCGCATGTGCAACCTTCTCACGATAAACAATGAGTGCTTCCAGCAGTTCTTTATTATTTACATAATGTTCCGACTTCTTCTTTGGCATGACATTGTTCTTCCCATCTAAGTAACTTTAACTATTATAACATATTTTCACCACTTGACAAGACGTTAAAATATAAGTAGAATAACTCTGTCAGGGTTGATGGGATAGATTTAGCTTTCTTTATTTGCATTAAATATTTTCTCTAAAGCTTCTCTAGCTTGTTCAACACTAGAGATATATCCCATTTCATTAGAAATATTAACTTTACCAGTAGCTTTATAGATATCCATTGAATCATCTGTATCACTATCATCAATATATCTTTTATATACATCAATAAGTTTTCTATCATGACTTTCAGTCATAGTAATAACTTTATCAAGTTTTAAAATATATAAATCTTCATCACTTAAATCCAACCAAGGATGAACTTTAATAAATCCTCCTCTAGGAGTTTGAATTATATTCATCTTGATAGGATGGTGAAGTAAAAGAATAGGTTCTTCCTCATCTCTATCCTCAACACATACCATAGCGAAGATCTCTTCTCCTGATACCAGTTTTATTATTGCGTAGAATTCTTCTCCCATTAGTTCTTAAGTGGTATGTTTACTATATCATAACTGAAATTTTCTTCATTATATACTTTGATTCTTTCAATTAAATGATTTAATGTGTAATTTTTTCTTGACTTATAACTGATATCATCAGCAATGTCATATAAAGTTGCTTTTTCTTTTTGATCTCCCTTTCTAAGAACTCGACCTATAGATTGTAAATTTCTGATTCTAGACTTAGATGGAGAAGCAAAAATGACGTTATGAAGATTTTTAATGTTAATTCCTGTGGAGAAAGTTCCATAAGATGCCACTATAATTGCATTGTTTTCACGTTCAGTAATGTCCCTAACCTTCTCCCTATCTTCAGTGTCAACTCCACCATGAACAAAGAAAACTTGTCTATTTTCTATGGTGTTATTATTATTTATCAGTTCATATAATGGTTGACCATGCTTTTCTACTCTTGCAAATAGTATCAATGTATTACCTTTTAAGTCTAAAGCAAGGTTCTTAATAAAGTTATTTCGACGATCATGTCCGATAATATACTGTACTTCTTCTTCAAATGTATTAAATTTATTCGGTGGGTGTTTCAATAGAAGAACATTAATATCTAATGTCGCAACATGACCTTTCTTCATTAACTCATTAGTCTTAATAATTTTATAAGAAGGACCAAATAATCCTTCCAATACCCACTTATGTGTTTGTGATCCATCAAGAGTTCCTGTAAATCCGTAACGATACTTAGCATCCGCCAACTTTGTCATTATAGATATAAGTGATTTAGATTTAAACTGGTGCGCCTCATCCCCAATAACCACAGAGAATCTCTCAAAATAATTTCTGGGGAGTTTGTAGATTGATTGCCAGGTAGTAATAATAACTTGAGAGTCAGTCTCTCTTTCTCTACCAGCGTATATCTTGTGGCAAAATGAACCTACGTCCCACCCATAATCTTCAAAGTCTTTATACATCTGCTCTACTAGCGAAGTCGTCGGAACAACTATCAGAATACTTTTCT